GGAAAACTCAAGCAAAGTAACTCTAGCCAAGTCGCACCGAACCACGTACAGCCATCCAAGTGCCTTAGTGAGATCGGTATGGCCAACGTTAGAGCAGCACTAGAACGCTTCACTGACCCATCTATTAAATCGGCTTTGCAAGAGCAGTGCTTTACTGAAGTCCGGAGCACTTTGCGTAGCGTCTCAAACTTAAATCCATATAGTCACGATGTATCCACATCTGACTCTCTGGAGAAACTTGGGATAGCTACGAATCCGTTCTCAATAGCCACACACACTCATGGCGCTGCCAAGGCTGTTGAGAATCGAATGCTAAACATACTGGGAGCGCAATTGCCGAAGACCCCTTGTACCTTCCTCTGGATCAAGAAGGCGAAGAAAAATTTACTGATGAGGTCTTCAACTCACGACACTTTCCTCAATATGCCTATTGAACCAAAGGACTTCGCCCGTTACGAAGAGGAAACCATCGTGAGCAAGTTGTCTGGCATAACTGACAAAACAGTGGTGATTTCCGACGCCCTACACTTCTTGAAACCATCTTTTTTGTGGGCACTCTTTAAAGGCAACCCGACCGTAACAGATGTGTATGCCACAATGGTGCTACCAGCTGAAGCTCTTCACAAGCACCCATCAATGAACCCAGACATTTACAATATCAACTATGATTTCAATGGGTTTCAGTACATACCTGGCGCACACGCAGGTGGTGCCTACCACCACGAATTTAGTTCACTTGACTGGTTAAAGTATGGACACATTCACTATGACAATGGAAAGACCAAGGAATACATAACATGCCAATTAATTGAATCTTTAGGGGCCAACCACTTATTCCTGTTTAGGCGGGGCTTCTTCTTGACTCCTAGAGTTAGAACTTTCTCTCTAGATGAGTATGTTATTCTTCCGCAGATCTTTCATCCCAAGCAAATGAATGCGTCAAGACCAATCAAATTCACATTAGCAAATCAACTGCTGTTGTACGTGAAAAGCATCAAGTCTCCCACGCAAAGGGACATTTTTGCGAAATTGAGGCAATTGATTAAAACAAGTGAACTCAACAGATATGCCCCAGACGAACTGATCCATATCTCTAACTTTTTCCTTTTTATCTCTGAATTGTCAGCTGAATCTTGCTATGACAATTTATTAACTATGGGTTTCTTCAAGAGATGCACAGTACCAGTTAAAAATGCATTTCTTGAGCTGTACAGAAAACTGTTTGGCAAACTAGAATTTGAACAACTCATAGCAGCGCTGGACTGGAAAACTTTCTCTTACTCTCTTGAGGTAATTGACAAGAAGATTATACGCTACTCATACCTTGAGGAAGTAAGGAAAGAGGGTTACACGACCTTCAACACCAATTTCAATGGCTTATGGGATATCATTGAAAAACCTGAGCAGACTGACTCAGAATTAACTGCTGAACCTAAGCCACACACAGAGCTGCGTGAGAAAGTGGAGGAAATAATAGAAGAGAAAGCCCAAGCAAGTATTGAAATGAAAGTTGCTGGAAATATCTTAACTGCCACAGAGAGAGACTGGAACAAGAGTCAAATGGAGAAAATATACAAGTTAGTCAACGACCCTCTCTCTTTCTGCCAGTTAAGCAAAGAAATGGTTCAATGCTTGAGTGAAATGGCATTAGTTGGCTGCTCCCAATCCCCTTGGAAAGCTTGGGAGACCATTCTCAAGAGCTTAGGCTTTAAAGCAAATCAAATTCAGTTAACCCCTGATAATCTTTTAATTTTACCAATTGAGAATATCAGGAAAGTTAACAAAACTGCATCTTTTCCTCTCAATTTTCCCTCTAGATTAGCCAAACTCCTAACTGATTGTAAATTCTGTCTAACTAAAATTAACTTAAATTCTGCTAGAGCCTCAGCCTATGCATCTGATTTGAAGAACTCACGCACCGGAGCTCTTCTTCGCAACCAGCCGTTTGAATGGAAGACTGCACTTGCGGCTCGTTGTGAGAACACTATCAGAAGCGATTTTACAGGGATGGTCATCCACGGTGCGGGTGGTTGTGGGAAATCTAGACTTTTCCAAAACTTTCTCAAGTCATCAACAAAAACAGACAGACTCTTCACTGTTGTCTGCCCAACGGTCGCCTTATTGATGGACTGGAGAAACAAAGTCCCGCATTTGCCTTTAGAAACTTTCAAAACGTTTGAAAAGGCTATGCTACAACCATCAAACCCTTTTGTTATATTCGACGATTACACAAGATTACCGGAAGGGTTTATAGAAGCTTTCTTGATACAACACCCAAACGTCGAGATTGCTTTCCTGACAGGAGACCCCAGACAAGCTGAGTTTCACGAAACAAACCCAGAGGCTTACATAAATCAGCTGTCAAAAGCATGTGATGTCTTTTCACCATATTGCTCATACTACATTAACGCTACTCACCGGAACTGCAGGACTTTGGCGAATGCTTTAGGCGTGTATTCTGAGGTGGACACAGAGTTGAAAATCTCACATTCATCTCATGTTTCTGACGGAATCCCGGTAATCTGCCCATCGCACCTTAAAAGTGAAGCAATTCAAGAGTTGGGTAGGAAAAGCATGACTTACGCGGGATGTCAGGGACTTACGGCGCCCAAAGTACAAATCTTGCTGGATACCAACACGCCACTCTGCAGCACAAAAGTGATGTATACAGCGTTATCTAGAGCAGTTGATGAAATCCGGTTCGTGAACTCGGGATCTAACAGCACTGATTTCTGGAATAAGCTTTCATGCACACCTTACTTGAAAACCTTTATCAATGCTGTTAGAGAACCAAACAAGACAAACTCAGAAGCTCCGGAGTCAGTGATCAGGGAACCATTGTGCAAGACTCACTTTCCTGTGGAAAACACAACGACTATATTGGAGAAAGAGGTGAGTCAACTTGTTGATAAGCACGAGAGAGAAATCTATAACGATCAACTGGGCCACTCTAACGCTATACAAACGGAGGATACCATAGTCCAGTTGTTTCAGCATCAACAAGCCAAGGACGAGACCCTCTATCGAGCAACCATTGACAAAAGAATCAAATTAAGCTCTGAAGAAGCCAATCTCAGGGAGCTCGTTCTGAAGAAAGACATTGGGGATATATTGTTCATGAATTACAAGAAAGCTATGAATTTACCAGAAGACCCCATCCCTTTTGAGCAAGATCTTTGGACTGCCTGCGAGGCTGAGGTGCAGTCCACTTATTTATCTAAACCTGTCCATATGTTAATGAATGGCCAACTCCGACAGTCCCCAGATTTTGATCCACATGCCATACAACTATTTCTCAAATCTCAGTGGGTCAAGAAAGTTGATTGCATTGGGATCCTTAAAGTCAAGGCGGGACAAACAATAGCATCTTTTATGCAAGAAACTGTGATGCTGTTTGGTACTATGGCGCGCTACATGAGGCGGATGCGAGACAGATACCAACCACGAAACATCTTGATTAACTGTGAGAAGAACCCCGTTCAAATCACTGACTGGATTATGGACGGCTGGAGATTCGACCGCCCCGCCTACGCCAATGATTTCACAGCCTTTGATCAGTCACAAGATGGAGCCATGCTTCAATTTGAAGTGATCAAAGCAAAGTTTCACTCAATACCAGAAGAAATCATTGACGCATACATCGCAATCAAACTGAACAGCAAAATTTTCCTGGGGACTCTAGCAATCATGAGACTGACTGGTGAAGGGCCAACGTTTGACGCGAACACAGAATGCAACATAGCTTTCCATTTCACTAAATTCCAGGTTGCAGAGGATACGAGATTAATGTTCGCTGGTGATGACATGGCTCAAGATGCACCAGCAGTAATGAAATCATCTTTTGTGGAGCTACAAGACAAACTTGCACTCACTTCCAAACCAATTGTCTACTCTCAAGCTCCTGGTGACTTTGCTCAATTTTGTGGAAACCTAATAACCCCACTTGGGTTACTTAAAGAACCCCGAAAGCTAAATGCCTCACTACAATTAGCAAAAAATTTAGGCAATGAAAACAATGTTGCAGCAGCTTACGCCAATGATCTTTTCTACAGCTACGCACAAGGAGATCGCCTCTTCGACGTGCTCAGTGAAGAGGAGATGACACATCACGCTGCCGCCACAAGGTTTCTTGTTAAAGGTTTCAGACACACTTTCAAAGCACCAGATTCCGACGACGAAGATGATGGCACAAAAGATCTAGTCTCCAGGCTGGAGCTGGAGGGCCATAATACTTTCTAGTAGACGGGTTAAGTTTGCAACTAACTTGAAATGTCTAACTTTAGGACTAACATTGTAGAATTATTCACTGCTCAGGGGTTTGAAAGGACATCACTTCCAATTTCTACGCCCATAGTAATCCACGGTGTCGCTGGTTCAGGGAAGACAAGAATCCTTGAGGACGTCTTGGATAAATTTCCTGTATCCGTCTACTCCAATATTCCAAAACCTAAGAGGTTCAACGGACGCAATTTTACTGAAAAGATTGCGGGAGCTTTGATAGTAGACGAGTACCAACTTGGTTTCACTGACGACAACTCAATTCTTGTTGGTGATTGCTTCCAACCAGGCCACATCTCAAGACCGGCTCACTTTCTAAGTCTGAAATCTTTCAGGTTTGGATCTGTGACTGCACAACATTTATCAAACATCCTAGGTCTCCCTGTTGTTGGAAATTCTGAGATTCAAGACAAAATCGAGGTACTACCACTCTTTGAAGCAGAGTTAGAAGGCGCTGTATTTTGCTCTTCTGAGGACACTTGCAATTTACTTGAATCACACCAAGTAAAACATTATCATAAAGATTGTGTTCAAGGAGCAACTTTTAACACTGTGACCGTGGTAGCTGAGGACAGAGAACTCTCATCACTGACTATCCCTGAGAGATACGTCTTGCAATCCCGACACCGACAGACGCTCAGGATACTATGCCCTTAACACCCCCACCAGATCACTCGACCACTTTCAGAATAGCAGCTGCCACCGTGGGCCTCGCATTAATCTTCTTCACTCTAACAAGGTCTACACTACCCCACGTTGGTGACAACATTCATCACCTACCTCACGGAGGCTGCTATAGAGACGGGACAAAAACAATTAAGTACAACAGTCCCAGTGCCAACGCAAACAACACACCAGCCTGGGCTCTTCCGGCTGTGTTAATTTTGTCAGCACTAATTTATGCAACCTCTAGACTGGCTAGTTGCTCTGTTACTTCTACTCGGTACTGTATTCGCAGCGATAACAATCTATAAAGAGCCGCCGTGCACTCTTGTGCTTGACGGAGCATCTCTCACGATTACTGGGTGCAAGTTGACCCCAGAGCTAATTAGCCAGATCAGCGGTTTGTCTCCTCTACGAGGGTTAAGTTTGCAAGAATTTTGAAATGGCAACTCCAGCGCCCAAAGTTGATTTATCTGATCCTCTTGCCGCCCCATCTAATGACGACTTAACCCTCCAAGATTTCAAAACTGAGTCTAATTCGGTAGCCACCACTGACCAAATCAAGGCAATAGCAGCTCAGCTGATTGCTATTGGAGTACCCTCCGACACCATTGCCAGCACTTTCTGGGATGTTGCCAGGCACTGTGCCGACGTTGGATCATCCGCCTTTATCACGCTAGTGGGCACAACGTCAACGGGTGTGAAACGAAGCACTGTCGCAGGTGTCATAAGACTCAACTGCACCCTGCGACAATTCTGCATGTTCTACGCAAAGATTGTGTGGAACAAGATGCTACTAGACGACTCCCCACCAGCGAACTGGCAAGCCTTGAACTACAACGAAGCTGAGCGGTTCGCAGCTTTCGACTTTTTTACTGGAGTCACACACAAAGCTGCGCTGAACCCGGCAAGCGGGCTTGTGAGGCAACCAACCCCAGCGGAAATACTGGCAAATCAGACCAATGCCAGAGTTGCTATTTTCAGGTCAAGAGCTCAATCGAACAACTTAGCCACCACAGCTACTGAATTAACTCAAGGTCGAATCACCGGTGGTCAGAACCCCATTTACCTTGAGGCCCCAGAGCAATGAGTAGGTAGATACATAATATATAAATAAATAATCAGGAAGCCGTGATCCTCCTAGTTCAGCTAGGTTAGCCGGATGGAATAACTTAAGATTTCCTAAACCCTCTTTGATAGTATTTTTTTGGGTTTTT